GTGATGTTTTGGCTATGAAGTGAAAATAACTGATTATTTTAAGAATTTAGGTTCCGCCCTGGTAGGGCGTCCCAACGCGGCTATACCATCGACGTTGGAGCGCCTTATTTTGGACATTTATGGCGGTGGCTCTACTGCCTCGGGCGTGTCCGTCACTTCCGATACGGCCATGCGGCTGATAACGGTCCAAAACTGTGTGAGGATGCGGGCCGCCACCCTACAAAGAATCCCCTGCCATATCATGGAGCGCAACAATGGCAGAATCGCAAAGGCAGAAAACTTCTATCTTTATGAGAAGCTCCTGCATCAGCCTAACTCATGGATGTCTGCTCCCGACTTCTGGGGGATGGCCGAGGCGTACATTTCCCTCCGGGGAAATTTCGTTTGCTATAAGGTCATGGTCAGAGACCAAATCCGGGAGTTATTGCCGATTACATCGGAAATGCTTCATTCAATCACCCAAAACCCCGACTATTCCCTTGACTATGAAATAAGATTCCCAGACGGCTCCATACGCCACCTCAACGGTTCACAAGTGCTGCATCTACGCGGATTGACCCTTAACGGCTATTCTGGAGTCAACCCCATCGAATATGCCCGTGAGACTATCGGCCTGCGGCAGGCCAGCCGTCAATTCCTGGCTCAATATTTTGGGAAAGGAATGCGTCCGGGTGTCATATTCGAGCATCCTCTTACGCTTTCCGCCGCAGCTTATGCAAACAGGAAAGCCGCACTATCGGAGAAATACCAAGGACTCGGAAAGCATTGGGAGATGATGTTGATTGATGAGGGCATGAAAGCAACCTTCCCGGAGATCAAGCTCGTTGACGCCCAATTTATTGAACAGATGAAGCTCACCGATGCGCAGATTTGCGGTCTCTACCGCGTACCCCTCATGCTGGTCAACGCCGGGGACAAGGAACCTACCTATGCCAGCGCGGAACAGTTCATGCTTTTTTATCAGATGTTTTCGATAGATAACGTCAATTACGAAAGTGCCCTCCGTCGGGATATTCTGACAGAGGAAGAGCGCCAGAGGTATTATTTCAAGTTTAACGTCAATGCCCTCATGCGCGGCAGCATGAAGGACCGAGCCGAATTTTATCGGAATATGATCAACTCTGAAGTTCTCAGCCCGAATGAATGCCGGGAACTTGAAGACATGAACCCCTATGACGGCGGCAATGAATACAGAACGAGAACCAGCACCGTCAGACAGCCAGGCTCGGCAGAGCAAGGAGGTCAAGAGGAATGAACCTTAAATATCGAAATCAGCGAACGGCTGAGGCGACGGCCCGATATTGGAACAAGCCCCTTGATCGTTCCGACTGGTACAAGATCGAGGCCCTTTCCGATGATGACGCGGAAATCCTGATTTATGACCTGATCGGCTGGCCTTTTAATGACGCCGGTGAGTTTGCGCGGTCCCTGGCGGGAATTTCCGCAAAGACAATCACCGTCCGCATCAATTCACCCGGCGGGGACGTGTTTGATGCCATAAGCATCTTTAACGCCCTGCAATCGCATAAGGCCAAGATAATCACCAGGATTGAATCCCTTGCCGCCTCTTCTGCCTCCTTCGTAGCCCTGGCTGGCAAGGAGGTTCAGGCATACCGGAACGCCATGATGATGATTCATGAACCGTGGGTCTATTCCGCCGGCAATCAATATGACCTGCGGGAAATCGCGGGCATCCTGGAGAAGATCAGCGGCAACATGGTTGATATTTACGCGGCCAATTCCAGCGTCGGCAAGCGCGAACTCAGGGACATGATGAAGAATGAAACATGGTTCACCGCAAAAGAGGCAATGGATAAGGGATTCATTGATACAATCGTTGACGGCAAGGCTGTCAAGGCGGCCTTTGACCTATCCATGTTTGCCAATGTCCCCGAGGGGATTGAGACGCAGCCCGAGGGCGGCAGAGAAATGACGGAAAGAGAGATTGAACGTGTCCTGCGGGATGCAGGATGCAGTCGGTCTTTTGCGAAATATGCGGCGTCAAGAGCTGCGGGAGGCAGCCACGACATGGGAGGCAATCAGTGGGATGCTGAAAGCCTGATAACTGCCATAAAATCATTAGAATATTCCTTTATAGGAGGATGATGAACCATGAAAGAAATTAAAGACATGATCGAATCCCTGGGCAGGGCTTTCGAGACGTTCAAGGCGGAAAACGATGCCCGAATCAAGCAGATCGAGGCTAAAGGACATGCGGACCCGCTGCTTGCCGAAAAGGTGGAAAAAGTCAATGAGCAGATCTCCCAAATATCCGCAATGAAGAAACAGCTTGAAACGCTGGAAACGACGGTGGCCCGGTCTGACTTCCGGGGCGGCGGCGGGAGGGCGGACCTTGACCCGGCCAAGGCGAAATATAAGGCCGCCTTTGAGTCGTGGTTCCGTAAGGGCGTAGAGGGAGAAATCAAGTCTCTCGAAATCCAGGCGTCGGCCAACAGTTCCGACGATACCGCCGGCGGGTTCACGGTTCCCGAAGAAGTAGAGGCCGCTATTGAGCGCGTGGCGATGACGGTTTCGGCCATGCGTAGGATTTGCACGGTCCGGGCAATCGGCACCAGTGAATATAAGAGGCTCGTCAACCAGGGCGGTTCGACTTCTGGATGGACTGCCGAAATGGGAAGCAGGTCCGAGACCACGCCCCCGACCCTCAAGGAAATTGCCATCAACACCAAGGAGATTTACGCAATGCCCTATGCGACGCAGGCCCTTCTCGATGATTCCCGCGTGGACATCGCGGCCTGGCTCGCAGACGAAGTTTCCATTGAGTTCAATGAGGAGGAAGGGGCGGCCTTCATTACCGGCGATGGCGTTTCCAAACCCAAGGGCATTGCCTCTTATCCGATGGTCGCCAATGCCTCCTATTCATGGGGGAAAATCGGCTATATCGCCGGCGGTCATGCCTCCCTGCTCAACAACCCGGATAAGCTGATTGACCTCCAGCACGCCCTGAAGTCCGTTTATCGCAACGGAGCCCTTTGGCTGATGGCCGATTCGACCGTCAACGTGATCCGCAAATTGAAGGATGGCGAAGGCAATTACCTGTGGCGGCCCGGCCTGGCCGAAAACGCCCCGGATACGCTCCTGGGAAAGCCGATTGAGGTTGACGATAACGTGGATGCCATCGGCGGCAACAAATACCCCGTGTTTTTCGGCAATTTCAAGCGGGGATACATGATCGTTGACCGGACCGGCATTCGCGTTCTGCGCGATCCCTATTCCGCCAAGCCCTATGTGGCCTTCTACACCACCAAGCGCGTGGGCGGCGGTGTGATCATGTACGAGGCGATCAAGGCGCTGAAGATTTCGGCCTGATTTTAACCGGGGCGGCATGAACGCTGCCCCATAGCCATATAGGAGGCAAAACCATGAAAGACCTGCACAACAACCTCGACATCGTTTCCGTCCTCAACGCCATCGTGGTGTCCGCGACGCAGACGATCACGAATATTGACCTGGCCGGGTTCAATTCGGCGGAAATAGTATTTGACATCGGCCTTGACGCCGGCTCCGGTCTCAGCGGCTCCAATTACCTGACGTTCGCCCTCCAGCATAGCGATGACGGCACTACTTATGCGAATGTCACCGAGGCCGATGTCCTTGGCGTCACCCCGTCCAGCGGCGTGATACTGACCATTGACTCGACCGATGAGGATGAGACCCTTTACCATTTCGGCTACGTCGGCGGGAAGCGTTATCTCCAGATAGTTATCACGGAAACCGGAACGTGCTCTTGCCCGATCTCGATTTCGCTGGTCAAGGGACATCCACTGGATAGGCCGCCCATCGGCTGAGAGTTGACAACATGGCCGGGTTTTTCATGCCCGGCCAATCAAAAGGAGTGAATGACATGAAAAAATACCTATCCATCATATCGGCCCTCTTGCTGCTGATTGCGGGCCTCGTGTGGGCGGCAGACAATACCTACACGACCGGGTTCTATGTGGAGCAAGGCGGGAATCGGGCGGTTGTGGCGTCAGGCGGCTCCCTTGATGTGGAGAGTGGCGGGGAGATTGATATTGAATCCGGCGGATACCTCAAGATCGGCGGCACGGCCATTACCGCCACGGCGGCGCAGATCAATGACGTAACCGCGGGAAAGGTTGCCGTCTCGTCAAAGGCGTTCACCGCAGGTGAAGATTGGGAGCTATCAGCGACCGAGGCGAAATCCGCGATCTTGGTGGTTTCATCCGGTTCCGGCACGCCGTCTATTGTCGATCAATATGTTTCGGCGGGGACGGTCAAGCTCTTCCGCAATGCCTCAAACGTGGCCGTTACCATCAAGGCATCAGGGGGGACTGGTGTCTCTGTGGCCAGCGGTAAAACGGCGGTGGTAATGTGTGTCGGCACCGATTATGTCCGTGCGACGGCGGACGCGACTCATTAACCTTGTTTAGTCCCCGGCGGTTCAATCCCGCCGGGGATTCGGTAAGCCGGGATGATGGAATGGGTAACTGCATTGAAAATACCAGCATTGAGGCAATCATGACCCGTCCGGCGTCCATCGTGGCCTTGTGTGCCCTCCTGCTAATCCCCTTCGGGGTCATGTCTTCGGTGATCCATCAGGGGCATGTCTATGCCCTCATGTGGGTGTGCTTTGTGGGGCTGTCTCTCTCCCTCCCTTCCCTCTGGTGCCGTGGTTTCGGTCTCTATGTCGCGGGATGGTGGCTCTTTGTGATGTATCGTGTCTGGATCGGGGCGGCTATCCCGGAGCTTCATGCCGTCGCCATAGATGCGGCCCTATTCCTGATGTTTGGCATGGTGGCCCTCCTGGCCGTCTATCATAGCACTTTCCCGCAGCAGACATGGTTCAATGTCATTTGCATCGCCGCCCTGATTCAGGCCATCATTGGGATTCTTCAGGTCATCGGCTGCGATCCCATATCAACGATCCTGAGCGCTTTTGTCACAGTCCACGGCGAATCCCCTTTCACGACCGCAACCGGGACCCTGGGGAACCGGAATTTCCTGGGCGCGTTCCTGGCCATCTCCTTGCCGTTCTTTTTCCGGCGGGGCTGGTGGATAGCGGCTCCGGCAATCGTCTTCGGCCTCGCAATATCGCACACCACGGCGGCCTGTTTTGCGGCGGTCATGGGCGCGGCCTTCTATTTCGGCGGCTGGATCGGGTTCTTCTGCCTGGCAATCGCCGGGACCGGCTATCTCTACTTTTTCGATTACCAGCATATTTTCCAGGCGGATCGGTGGCAGTTTGCGGCGGACATCATGCAGAAGGTCGGCACGTCCTGGAAATCGGCCTGGTTCGGCTTCGGCCCCGGCATCACCTGGGAGGCAGGGAACACGCCCCATAATGAATATACCTGGACGCTGTTCAACTACGGTTCTGTCGGCCTGGGCATCATGACCGGCTACATCCTGACGGCCTACCGGGACAACCGGGTACTTTTTACGGCCTTCCTGATCCTCTGCATCAACATGATCGGCAATCATGCCCTGCATACAACCCCAACGGCCCTATTGGCTATCATCATCATCGCTCTCATGGAACGGGAGCGCAAGGAGGCGGTATGAAACGACGCAAATCTATCATCATGGCGATCCTGGCGGCCCTGGTGGTGCCTTGTCTCATCTTTGCGGGGACTGGGACAGTAACGCAGTCCTATACCCCGGTCTATTCAAGCGAAGGCCCAACAAACATGGCGACCCTCACCTTCGCCTGGACTACCACCAGTACCGGGACGGCCTCCGATGTCACTGCGTCCACGATCAAAGATCAGATCGCCGGGAAGTATGTCGTCATGGCCGTTACCTCCCCGGATGCGACCGATTACCCCGATGACAACTATGACATCGTTGTCACTGATGAGAACGGCGCCGACATTATGGGCGGCGTCCTACTCAACCGGGATTCGGCCAATACGGAACAGGCTACCCCTTACATCGGGGCGCTTTACGGTCCCCGGCCCATCGCGGGGGCAATCACCCTGACGGTTACGAACGCCGGAAGCGGCAAGTCCGGCACGACGGTGCTTTACTTGCAGCGATAAGGGGGGGCGGGAGATGGCAAACGGATTCCTGGTGATTGACGAAAAAGACTGGAAGGAGCTGACACCGGAGCGCCGGGACTGGCTCATATTTAACACCCTGAAAAGCATGGACGCCCGGCTGCAAAAGCTGGAGAGGTGGTCAAGCTGTTTCTCATTCCTGGGCGGCATAGTCGGCGGATTTGTGGCGGCCCTGGGGCTGAAATGGAGCGGCGGGTAAAGAGGCGGAATAGCATGAAAGCGGCGCTGAAAAAGCTCTACGATGCCAATATTGATGACTTCGGCCATCTGGCCCCGGATCAGATCATGGCGCTGACCATCTACGGGGAAGCGCGGGGGGAGAAGCGGGCCGGGCGGATCGCCGTCGGCTCCGTCATCCTTGAGCGGGTAGAGCATCGGGCCTGGGATGGAGACAATATCATTGATGTCTGCCTATGGCCCTATCAGTTTTCGATCTACCTGCCCGGCGATCCCAACCGGGCGGTACTGAAGCGCATCGCCGAGAATTGGGATCATTACTATTTCAGCAGCCTGCCTTTGCAAGAGTGTCATGGCATAGCGCGGGGCCTGATTGACGGCACGATTCCCCGCGACCCGGAATTGGCCGCCGCCCATTGTTGCCAGTACCTCACCACGGCCGCGAAAGCGAATGTGAAATGGTGGAAGAAGATGAACTTTGTCAAAAAAATAGGAGCGCATGAATTTTATGCGGACTGATAATGCCTCATGCCTGGTTTTA